TGATCAACAAAATACAATCTATGATAGAAAACTATTGTGATCATGACTGGGAAAATCCCTGCTGTGGCTGTCCTGATTCGCAATGTAGTTGCACTAAATGCGGGCTTAAGTTATGAATGATTTCACTAAAGAAGAATTAATCATGCTAAAACATTTAGCTTTGCAGAACGTTAATATATTTAGACAAAATAGTGACTGTATAGAATTACTAAGCAAAATAAAAGAATTGATAGAGAACTATTGCGATCATGAATTTCTTCCTGATTGCTATTGCCCTAACGCAAAATGTGAATGCGAAAAGTGCGGGCTTAAATTATGGGGGAAATTTAAATATTATGATTTTAGTGAAATCGTGGATTTATTGGAGGTCGATAAATGAATGACTTCAAGAAAGAAGATCTAGAATATGAAATCAAGAATGGTGGGCGTTGATTATGAAAACATTAAATTTTAAAGACACAAACGAAACCGAAATATCGATTAATTATGATAGCAACGGTGATATTTTGGTTGCGATTCAAGGTGATGAAAAAAGAGATCTGACTCACTGGAAAGCCTCATTGTTTTTGAATAAACGCCAGGCATTGATATTTGCTCATGCTTTATTGGATTTTTGCGAGGCTGGGGATGAATGACTTTACTAAAGAAGAGCTAGAGTTAATGTACTGCTATTTGGCTAATTTCGACAAGACAAAAGAACTATTAAAAAAAATAGGTTCTTTGATTCTGAAATATTGCGATCATGACAAGTTAGTTCCAATTTCTTATTTTACGCTTGAATGCGAGAAATGCGGGAAAGTTTTAGATGAATGATTTCACGAAAGAAGAGCTTAAGTTTCTATTATGCTGGGGCGTAGATAGTTGTGAAATAAAAAATGTTGAAACATTTGAAAATAACAAAGAAATGGACATATTTAATAAAATAAAGTCAATGATAGAAAACTATTGTGATCACGAATGGGTAAATGGTACCTATTGCGAGAAGTGCGACCAGACCCCAACGGGTGGAAAATGACGTTCCAAGACAAAATATACTGCGCTAGCCCAAAATGCACTGGTAAGTGCGGGCGCAAAATGACAAGCCAGGAGCGTTCACGGCTGCGTGGTCTTAAGAAAATGGGCAAGCCTACCCCCCCGATAAGCTATGGTTATTTTTGTGACATACCAGAACAACAATGTAAACACGAATGGGACGGGGTCTTGATTAACAGGGCATATGCTGGGAATTTAGGGTTATGTAAGCATTGCGGTCAAGAATGTTATGTGGGTTTGGTCGAATTATGACAAACCACCTAGTGGGCTGTGCACTTGGTATTATACTGCTAGTTCGTTGTATTAAAAATATACCATTTGATTATATTGATGCATGTTGTTTTGTTGTTAGTGGGTGTATGTTTTTCCCAGTAGCTCAATGGTAGAGTGTCGCCTGTTCGCGACCGATCTTGGTTCGATTCCAAGCTGGGGGATGTTTTTATGCAGGATGCATGTCATGCCTATCAAAGGATGGTTTTACAGGGATTTTAAAACCTATGCGGCAAAGAAGGGCTACAAGCTATTAAAGGACGATATTAGGTTTATTGAGCGCACAATACGAGACCTACCTGAATGGCAACAGCGCGAGGCATGTCGAAGGTATTGTGAGGAATGGGATTTAGGATTGCCCCTAGGACAAAACCAGGGGCGCTTTCGGGCTAATAAGTTTTTAATGGATTTCTACATCATTAATAATTGAGACATCCATATTATATACTGTTTTCAACATGTTTATTGTATTGGTAACACTATCGGTTTGTAATTCTATTATTATTTCGAATGCCTTGGTCAAGGCAATAAGAATATCTCCAGAACGAAATTGATTAATATAATCTTCACTATGAATTCCTGTTTCAATATTGGCTAATGCCCCCCTAATTCGGGTTAAGTTTTTTGTTAGGTTTTCTATTTGTTTATCTGTGAATATAGACTTATCCATTTAGCCATTCCTCAGTGTATTTAAAGTCATCCGCATGTTCCTCGTAATATGATTCTTGTCTTTCTCGTAGTTCCGCGTCTATTTCAGGCTCATCACCCATATAGCTATCAATGTCTCTCATTTTAAACCCTCCGTGGCTTCCAGTATCTTCTTGCAATTCATTCGCAAGTTTTGGATGTCATTATCATTTATTGACTGGTAATAGTAATAATCATGTACTTTCGCCGTCAAGCAATAATCAAAGTACATTTTGTTTTCTTCTTGGCATTTAAATACAAATTTTGTGTCGCACAAGTCCGTTAGTGTCATTGCTATACTTCCTATGTAGTTGACATGTTTGTGTTTCATGATAATATCCCGTTGTTGGTTGTTACAAATTCCCCGGGTTTCTGTTAGCTTCCCGGGGTCTTAGACTCAATTATCTTCTTCTTTATCAATTAGTAATTCCATACACATATCATGCAGTACTTTAATATTCTGCAAGCATATAGGTTGCAGCGCTTCCCATATTTCTTCTGCTGATTCTGCCATGTACAGTGCGTTTGTTATGCTCTCTATTCTGATTATCCTTAGGTTTTGTTCTCTGCCTGTCATTTTAGCTCCTTAGTTATTAGTCATTGTCCGGGAAGCTACGACCTAGGTCTTTGAGGCGTTCGTAGGTTTTTAAGTCACGTTCATAATGATCTTCTATTGCTATCTCGGCATCTTTCCTAGTTTCCCATCCCTTACCAGATATTTTTAGGCATGGCATGGCGTAAAGATCATACGGATTTAATACATAATATTTTGAAGCTTGATATAGGATTTTGTAGTCGTTTATTTCTGGCCGCATCTTGATCTCCTCTCTTGTTGTTCTTCTATATAGTCCTCACGTCCTTCTGCCCATCCTTTATCGTATGCCCATATTACTAAAGCTGCTAGGTCGTCTATATCTAAACCATTATTAGAAATTATTTCTTGTATGTGTTCTATTGCTTCGGTTGTTTTCATTTTTGTTTATCCTCTTAAATCGCATCACATAAAATATCGTTTCTAATATCATCTAACCTTTCCTTATATTTCTTGTTTATCTCCCCATGCTCTCCTTCCCACTCCCTTATTTTTTCCCTTAAGATCTCGCGTCTATCTAGATATTCTTTTGTATGTATTTCTATGCAGGTTATGATATTTTCTATGTCTGTTTTTTTTATCTTCATTTTATTTTCCTATTTGTTGTTGGTATGCATACATATTATCAAGCAATCTTAACAGTGTCAATATTTATTTACTATTTATTTTAGTTATTCCCATATTTGTAAATATGCTATATAATGATGCAATATAAACAGGGGCTTTACATGACGACAACAAGATGCGAAACATGTGTGGGTAGGCGGACTATAATTGGCCTTGGCGGGTTGGTTAAAGAGTGTCCTGGATGCAAGGGTGTTGGGCATGTTAAGGTTGCTGAATCTGTAGAACAAAAAGATAAGAGAAAATAATGGCTGTTGGCCGACCTAGCGATTACAAACCAGAATATTGCGATATAGCTATTGAGCTTTTGAAAGAAGGCGCTTCCATCGAAGAGCTAGGATTAGAGCTTGATTGCGGCTATACAACTGTCTACAGATGGATGGATGAACACGAAGAATTTCGGGAGGCCGTAAAAAAGGGCAGAGAGTATTCTCATGGCTGGTGGGTAAAAAATGGGCGCACTCAGCTTCATTCTGATACATTTAATTCCACGCTTTGGTACATGAACATGAAAAACCGTTTTGGCTGGGCGGACAAAAAAGAGGTACAAAACAATGTCACTGTCACCCACGAAGACGGTCTTAAGGCCTTAGACTGCGATAATGGATGAACAAGAGCGCAGAATACGACTTTCCCTGAAAAACGACTTCTTACACTACTCCTCAAAATGCCTCAAAATCCGCACTAAAGAAGGCAGGATTGAGCCATTTCAAATCAACAAAGCCCAAAAGCACATACACGCAAGACTAGAAGAACAAAAGGCACTTACAGGTAAGGTACGTGCCATAATATTGAAAGGGCGCCAACAGGGCTGTTCTACATATGTAGGTGGCAGGTTTTACCATCAAGTCACGCATAGATTTGGCGCACAAGCATTCATCCTCACTCACGCATTAGATGCAACCCAAAATCTCTACAAAATGGCACAACGTTTCTATGATAATACGCCACCACTCGTAAAGCCTGAGGTTACCACCTCGAATAGCAAAGAACTTATATTCGGTAGGCTAGACTCCGGTTACAAGCTAGGTACCGCTGAGAACAAATCTGTAGGGCGCTCTGCAACTATTCAGCTATTGCATGGGAGCGAGGTAGGCTTTTGGAATAATGCCGAGGAACACGCAAAGGGAATACTGCAAGCAGTTCCTAATGCGCCAGGTACTGAGGTGATATTAGAGTCAACCGCTAATGGTGTAGGTAATTACTTTCACCAGGTATGGCAGAAGGCCGAGGCCGGACAATCCGAATATATAGCAATATTTGTGCCGTGGTACTGGCAGGATGAATATAAGATAGCGATACCATCCGACTACTCCAGAACAGCCGAAGAAGATGAGCTTGCAAGCCAATATCTTCTCACCGACGACCAACTATATTGGCGTCGCAACAAGATTGCAGAGTTGTCAGTGAATGGCACGGATGGTGAGAAAGGCTTCAAACAAGAATACCCATTTAATAGTACTGAAGCCTTCCAACTTACCGGCGAGGACTCGTACATACAGTCAGACCTTGTAATGCGTTGTCGAAAGACAGTCGCAGAAAAGTATGGGAGACTACTGCTAGGCGTTGACCCAGCACGCTTTGGGGATGATAGGTCATGCATCATAAGGCGCAAAGGTAGGGTTGCTTATGGCAAAGAGAGTTACAGCAAGAAAGACACAATGGAGATTGTTGGGATCGTACACAATATCATACTTACCGAGCAACCCTTCAAGGTTTTCGTCGACGTGGGCGGCCTTGGAGCTGGGGTGGTCGACAGGCTCAAGGAACTTGGACACGGGGGAATCTTGGTATCTGTCAACAGTGGATCCACGCCATTGGATAGCCGTCGCTACTACAATAAACGAGCGGAACTTTGGGGAGAACTCAAAAAATGGATGGATGACCAGCCATGCCAAATACCAGACGAGGACAGTTTACATGCAGATCTTTGCGGGATACGGTACACTGTGGACTCCAATAGTCGCTTAGTCATGGAAAAGAAAGCTGATATGAAGAAGCGCGGTATAAGATCCCCAGACGAAGCCGACGCGCTAGCCCTAACGTTCGCCATGCCAGAACACGCACTAAACAATGATACAAAAAATGACATAGCTGGTATAATTGGAAAAAAGAGCCGTGAGTATAATGAGGCTCGCGCTAAACTATACAGCTAGACCGCTTAAAAGGATTTTAATGTTTGGACAGACAATAACAGATGACTTTGATATAGATGCTTTACTTAATCATGCAGACCTTGAAGATTGCTATTACTATAAAGCAAACAAAAAGAATTGCCCCTACTTGCTCGGTGGATGGATGTTAAGCATAAAATATAAGGATGGATCGTCTGCATATTTTCCACTAGGACAGGCAGCTACAGAAGAAAGAGTCAAAGAATACTTAAAACCTATATTGGATTTAATAAAAAGATATTAGAAACGCTTAAAAGGACTTTAAGCCATGACCATGAAAGCCAGTGAAGGCGAAAAACTACACTTATTATGCAAACGCGTAGAATCATCCTACATATATTTCAAAGATAACTGTCAACGCTTCCGTGACTTCAAACACTATACATTCCGAGAAACCCTGAACGAACAGCAAAAAGGTATGTTGACCTCCTTAAATCGCCCGCAGTTAGAATTTAACCTAGGCGCGGCTAGCGTATCCCGAAAGCTTGGTGAATTCGCAATGCATGAGCCATCTATTATGGTCACACCTAGCGAAGGCGTTCCAATCCCTGATGAGGTCATACAGACCGTTGAGGGCAATATTCGTCATAAAATCCATGATGCTAACAAGAACAGCTTTGGCAACGAGGTCTATAAAGACATGCTAGGCGGGGGATTCTCAGCGGCCAAGGTATATACAGACTTTCAATCTCCAATGAGCCTAAATCAGGATATATTCTGGGAGAAGTGCTTTGATGCGACGATGGTAGGCTTTGACCCATTGGCTCGAGCTCCCCATAAAGGCGACGGAAGTTACAGTTTTGAGATGTATCCCGTGATTGCCGAAGACTTGAAGCAACAATTCCCGAAGGTGAGCTTGTCCGAGAAAGCAGATGCGACCTTCATAGAGTCTTATCAATGGTCATATAAAGATATGTACGACAATATCGTAATCCTTGTATGCGATATGTACGAAAAAGTGAAAAAGCGTGTCAAAATAGTCAAGCTCGCTGATGGTAAGGTCATGACCGCAAAGAACTATGAGAAGTTACAGAAATACTGGGATGATAACAACATCATTGAGCAAATTCCTGAGATTGTAGCAAGTCGCATGACCGTTATCGATGTTCTGCACAATACTAAGTTTATCCGTGACCAAATATTAGAAGAAAGCGACACCGACTACTGTTATCTTCCTCACGTGTTCTTTGACGGAAACAGTGACATTCTGTGCAAAGGACATACCAATACCTCATACCAGTTCACAAAGCCCTATTATTATCATGCCAAAGGTGCGCAAGACATGATGAACTTCATGGGTATTGCTATAACCAACTCAACAGACAACCTGTCTAGCTCCAAGTTTATCGTCATGGAAGAGGCCATTCCCCAGCAGCAAGACTATATAAACAACCTGACCAACCCTCAGACCTGTAGCACGATTGTCGTACGCGCATATAGCGAAAACAATCCCGATAAGCCCATACCTACACCTATTCGCGAAGTGCAATATCCAGCGCTTCCTCCAGAGGTCATGGGTACTTTTAATCAGTCAATACAGTTTATACAAGCCATCTTAGGTAGTGGTGCATCAAACCCCGAAAATGCACACGATTATATATCAGGCAAGGCTATAATAGAGGCCTCGAATGCAGACAACGCGGCTGGCATGCCATATACAATTGGGTATCTGGCTGGCCTTGAACAGATGGCGAGAATACATGTTGACCTTATGCCAAAGTATTTGCTAGGGCGAAGAACCATACCAGTAGTAAACAAAGCAGGGGACAGGATTTATCAAGACATCAACGCCCCTGGAAAACCTGCAATCAACTACGAACAGGGTGCCATAAAGGTTCAGATTGATGCAGGCGTGAACTTCCAGGTTGAAAAGAACCGCGCATTGGAGTCTATCATAGGATTGACCCAAGCCAATCCAAAATTGGCAGAGTTCTTTAGTAGTGACTTTGGCTTGCCTATACTCCTGGACAACCTAACAATATATGGTGCAGATAGGCTTAAAGAGGCCGCTGCCCAATGGATGGAGCAACAGAAACAACAACAAGCCCAGATGATGCAAATGCAGCAACAGATGATGCAAAACGACCCTAGGATGATCAAAGCTCAAACAGATGTTCATAAGGTTGAACTGGAAGCCCATGAACTTGAAATGAAGGGCGACCAACAGCACTTTGACCAGCAAATCAAGATGGCAGAGCTTGCACTAGAACAGGAAAAAGTCCAGAACGAGGCCATCCTTGTCCAGCATGAGGCCGAGCAATCCGAGGTTACAGCCGCCGTACAACGTGAAAAGGCACAAGCTGAGATTGTAGCGCATAGCCTGGATGCAGCAGCCAAAATGGCTGATATCGAGCACAAGCAGAAGATGGATCATCATGAGTCTATTAGAAAGACTGTGGAATTACACCACAAGATAAAGGAAGTAAAAAATGAACCTGGAAAAAAAGAATAAATATAAAGATGTAATCTTAGTATTAATGACATACGCATTGTTAGCCGCTTGTTTATGTATGTTTAACATGCATTTAAGCATTAAATCACTAAAAACAAACTATCAAGCATTACAAAAACAACTATTTACCATGGAGGATTCACGCTATGCCGAGCAAGTACAAGATAACAGCGAATGACTTGGACCAACGCGGCGGCGTTGAACGATTGGAGGCAATGGGACATGACCGACATACTATACATGATGCTATGTTTCGCCATACTGATGGCATTAGTAATAACGATCGCAATAAGTTGATGAAACGCCTCTATGAGCGTAATCTTGAAACACGTTATGGGAAACAAACTAGGGAGTTTTAAAATGCTACATAATTTAAATACAGAAGCTGCTGCACAATGCGCACAGGAAAGACTGGCATATCCTACAGAATCAAGATGGAACCGATCAGAAGAGGAAGATATGCAACAAGCAATTGCATATCTATATGAATTTAAAAAGAAGCTTGATAAATTGCATCCTAATTGCATGAATCTTATTCAAAATATATTGCAAGGAAGGGTTTGATGGACTTGACCAAGGCCGAGTACGCTATGTACATAGGCACACTTAATGCTATTGCAAAACTTATTGAAGATGAACCAAAGCTTACAATTAAGCGATTGCGGCATATGCTTATAGCTGAAATTGATAGCGTTAAACACAATGTGATGGAGAACGAAGATGGCCGAGAAATTCATACAGAAGATGCACATAAAAAAAGGCGCCTTACATAAAGAGTTACATGTGCCTATTGGAGAGAAAATACCCGCCAAGAAGCTTGCTAAGGCCGCGCACAGCAAGAACCCCCTTGAGCGCAAACGTGCAAATCTTGCCGAAACCCTTGGAAAAATAAGGAAGAAATAAAATGCCACTAACAAAAGGCGCAAAACCTGGAAGCCCAGGGTTTAAAAACAACATTAAGGCAGAAATTTCAGCTGGAAAGCCACAAAAGCAGGCTGTGGCAATTGCATACTCGGAAGCAAGACGCGGAAAGAAGAAAAAGAAATGATAAAAAGAATTAAAGCATATCTTGCGCAACGCTACCAAAGGCAAATGCATAAAGATTATTGGTTTATAACAAACCAACTCTGTGAAGCAAAGCACCATGCAAACAAGTCCTTCTTGGAAAACCAAAAGCTTTCTGGCCGAATAAAATTGCTTGAAGAACAGCACGATATAATGCACAATTTTTTAGTAGAAATTAATAAGTATCTTGTCAATCTAACGGAGAAAGGGAATGGCCTACGAGTCAATGAAACCAAAGCCAAAGGCCAAAAAGCCAATGAAGGAAGGGGGCACTTCCGGCAAGCCAATAAAAAGAAAAGAGATGCCAGTGGTTGACCCGCTCACCGTAGGAAAACGTGAGGCCATTGAAGAGCGCAAACGAGGAAAGACTAAGCAAACCGAAGATGTTAAGTACAAAGCAAAGATGCGAAAGGATCGCAATCAATAAACCAAGGAGCGGCAAAATGACCTACCAAAAAATGTCTGATAAGTGCAAGCGTAGTACAAAGAACGAAAACAATGAGGGACGTACGGAAAAACGTGCTGAAAAAGACCTTAAAGACAAGAAATACAAGAATCAGTACAAAGAACAAAGGGGCATGAAATGATCCTGGAAGCCATAGAAAAAAAACTCTCTAATGCAAAAGAGAAAATAAAGGAAATGGCAAACGATCCCTATAAAGAACTTCATGAAGAAAGACTAAAGATGAGAGATAAAGAAGGAAAGCTACTTTATGAGAAAAAAGGGAAGGACATTGTCCGAAGAAACAAAGGTGGATTTGATCCATTAGGTTATTAAGGAAAATAACAATGAAAGAAGACCATAAAAAAATGCACATGCATCATAAAAAAGAGGCAATGGCAAAAGTAAAAGAGGCAGAGCACCACTTGAAAGAAGCTAAAAAGCACCATGGCAAAATGAAAGAGATGAACTCATGCAAAGGGAAAAAGTAATGCTGCCTAGACATGAATGGTTTAAAAACAGAGTAAGAGAAGTCATACAAGACCTGGGAAAGCTTGAATCCAAAGCCAATTGGCAAAGTTATCGCATAATGGCCTTAGAGATATCAAGAGAGTTATATTATGCTACTACTGAATGGGAGCGTTATTATCATGAAGAAAGAATCCAAGAAACATCCTGATGTGAAAGAAGACAAGAAGCTTGTTAAAAAGATGGTGAAAAAAGATTGTATGAAGTAATTATGATGATTGCGCTGCTGACAGTGAAGCGGATCCAAACAAAAAGGCTTTGCATAAGGCCATACTTAATCCTGGGTAGGGACATTAGTAAATACGTTGGGTATAGTAGGTGCAATTCCTGCCAATCATCATCAACTTGTAGTAAAACAAAGTATTGCGTATAATAAAGTTAGTAACTCACGTCGCCACACGCGAACCTGGCCGATTCTTTACACGTTACGTAACGATGATTTCACGGTGACACCGCTTATAAAAGTCGATAAAGAGGATTTATGACAGAAGATTTAGAGGATGTAATCCAGGATGTAGAGCCTGTTGCAGATGCTAAGCCTGAAGGTGAACAGCCGAAAAAATCGTTTCCAAGTGACGTTGTAAAAAAGGTCGTGGATCGCGAAAAGGCAAAAGCATATGAACGAGGGAAGAGAGAGGCTTTAATGGAACTACAGCAACAAGCGCCACAAGCGCCTGAACAACAAGCACCAGCACCACAGCAACTAGGTGGGATGGCGCAAATGTCCCAGGCTGATATTGAGCGCATGATTTCTGAGCGCGCACCTCTTGCCTTACAACAGCATGTACAGAAGCTGCAACAAGACCAAATGGTAAATACATTTGTTCAAAAGATGCAGGCTGCTGAACAACAACACCCTGGCTTAGAGCAGGAACTTAACAATTTAAACTATAATGATCCTAGGATGCACTCCTTTATTGCTATGGCAAACCAAATGGAGAACACAGGGGACATAATGAAAGAAGTGCTAGACAACCCCTCCAAGATGGAGTCGTTGTTAAACATGGCGCACAACCAGCCATATCAAGCACAGAAAGCATTGAAAAGTTTAAGTGATTCCATAAAGACGAACCAAACAGCGAAAGATGAAGAGGTTCGTGCTCGAGATCCGATGTCACAAATTAAGTCCTCGACAACATCTGGCAACAAGGAGATGAGCCAGCATGACATGTCACAGGAAGACTTGAGGCGTTTATTAGTCAAGAAATTCAAATAGGCATAGCCATGCGGTTCACTCTTTGTGAAGTAAATTCACATGGAGAGGAATTGCAATGGCTAATACACCAGTCAATATTTTACAAAACGTACAGCTCTATATTAAATCAGAGCTAGCCTGGCTTGATAACGAGTATTGGGGAATCTCCAATGCCAACAAATCACTAGAAGAATTCAACGAACGCCCTGGTAACTTGGGCGATGTTATCACATTCGATTGTACCCCACGGTATATATCATACGATGGCCTAGTCATCACTGAACAACCTTCAGTGCAACGACTGCAATCCCTAATTTGCTCACAAGCGAAAAACGTGTCTGCTGCTTATACAGATGAGCAGTTTATTTTCAATGTTGAGCAATACATGGACAGGTTTGGGATTGCAGCGGCCAAGGAAATTGGCGCCGGGATTGAGTCAGACATCCTGAAAAACATCATTTCAGGTGTTGTAGGAAATAACCCGAATAGTCCTGAATTTGGAACAGCGCAAATCAACAGTGGACCATTCAGGTTCTATGGGGATGGAGTCACGCCCATAAATTCCTATCAGCAATTAGCGCAATCCTGGGCAAATTTTACCGCATTTGGCGCATCTACGCACATGAAGCGCGGAGTTATACCAATTGACTTAGTTCCTGCAATAGTTGGAACAGGATTGAACCAATTCGCACCAGACCGAAACAACGAAATCTCTAAGGCTTGGGAGCTTGGTTCTTACGCCGGTCTTGATGTTAAGTGGGGTGTTTCAAACCTTCTGCCTATTCATATATCAGGTTTTGTAGCTAATGCTGCTGCACCGAACAACGTACTGACAGTAGTTTCAACCAACGACCCTACAGGTGTTAACGTAACCCAAATAACCGTCACTGAACCGACAGGTTCAACGGCCGCCAATGCTGTACTGGCTGGCGATTTGTTCCAGTTTAATGATGGCGTTTCTGGCAAACCTAATATGAGGTTCTTGACATTTATTGGTCATCAACCAACCCGTCTGCCTGTGCAATTTAGGGCGATAGCTAATGCAAACTCAGTTGCAGGAACTATTGTTATAAATATTCAGACTATCAATAACAGCATTGGTTTAGTATCCGCGCAAAATCAAAACCAAAACATCAACAACGTTATCCAAGCGGGAATGACTATAACTCCGGTTCCTTCTCACCAAGCAGGATGGATGGACGCTGGTAACAGTTTCTACTTGGCAATGCCTCGTTTGCCTAACCAATCACCTTTCGAAACAGTCTACTTTAAAGACAAAGAGTCTGGTGCGTCCCTTAGACATTATTGGGGTGTTCAATTTGGTAAGGACAACAGATCGTATGTTAGGGACTGTACATGGGGTAGCAGTCTTATAGCGGAAGATTCGATGAGAATGATTTTTCCCTTATGAGTCTAATACTGGCTTAAAAGCCACTTGTATTATATAATGAGTGTTTAATATAATACAAGGGGCACAAGTGAATAGAAGCATTTATTGCTACACATGTAAGAAGGTTAAGGAAAATCCCAAGAGTGGTTATTGCTTAGCATGTAATCGCGAAATGTGGAAAAAAAGAGCAAAGCCTGATTGCGCAAATTGTGGCAATAAGAAAGAGAATATTAAAGATAGTTATTGTAATGAATGTAAGCGTGCAAGATGGCAGGCTAAGAGCCTTGAATTAGGAAGGAGGCCAGAAAATCCGAAAGGCATGGGAAGAAGCATCTATTGCAGTAAATGCAAAATGGAAAAGGGAGAGAAGTTTAAAAATGAAAGCTATTGCTGGTCATGTAAATATGCCATGCGAAAAGCCAGAATTAAAACTCCCGAACAAAAATATAAAGATGCTGTTCGTAAACTGACATGGAAAAACATATCTGAGGGAATATTGATAAAGGAGCCATGTGAAGTTTGTGGTACGGAAAAGAAGATAGAGGCACATCATGATGATTATTATAAGCCCCTACAAGTTAGGTGGTTATGTAGAAAACATCATATGGAGCACCACCAAAACGAAGGAAAATGACTGAACGACTTGCCATATAGCGGATATGTGGTAAGCCATAAGGACAATTTGAATAAGGATATTACAATGTCAGAAACTTACGATACACAAACCTACGTACAATATGGCCAATACCAACCCTATTACATCAATGGCTTTGGTATTAGCAATGATGCTACGACCCCTAACACATTGTTGGACATTGCTCCTGGTAGCTGCTTGGATTCAACTGGTACTTTTCAGCTTAGCACAAGCAGCACTATTGTAATCAATGCAGCCGTTAATGGTTTGAATGGCCTTGACCAGGGAACATTTGCTGCTAGTACAATGTATGCGGTTTATCTTGTGTGGGATCCTGTCACATTTAATCCAACAGGTGCCGTGATTTCAACATCCCTTACAGCGCCTCTAATGCCATTTGGCTATAGTGCATTCTTGCTTATTGGTTATGCACCAAGTGATGCAAGTGTGCATTTCCTCAAAGGTTATTGGACAGCAGGAAACTCCACTTTACGATCATTTACCTATGATGCCTTCCAGGCAACTGCGGTGACCGCTGGTGCATCTACAACTTATGCCAACGTAAACCTGATTACACTTGTGCCTAATGTTAATAATACACCTGTTTCCATTTTCACAAACTACTCAGGAAATGCAGCCGCAGATACATTGAGGATGCAGTCAGGAAATGGCATAGGCGATCAGGTAATCATTACAGCACCTGTTGTCACAGGCACCGCGCACACAACCACGCTTAGCAATTTGCTTGCACAATCTGTAGTGATTTCAACTGTTTCATCCCCTGTAATCAACTACAAAGTATCAAGCGGTAGTGACGCTGTAGCAATTAGCGTTGCTGGTTATACCTGGTTCGTGTAAGCTGAGGGGAGGAAATATGGCCTATTTAGCAGGGCAACTTATAACTAGGGCATATTTCCTTTCGCAAGTGCTCGCACGTGATTTACAGACCATTTCAGGCTCACAGATGGATGATGGTCTGTATCTCTTAAATGCGCTCTTGGATGTAAAGTTCTCAGACTTACAACTCATACCCTATTACCAGAATTTTCAGATTACGACAGTCCAGGGACAAGAAGAGTATTTTATTCCTAATTTGGCAGAAGCCGACACAACGACTTTTAATATTGGGGACGTACGGTTCTCAATGAACTCGTTAACACGAAAAGAATATTTCAGCACACCTCGTGTCGACAATCTTCAGGCATTGCCATTTAGTTATCGATATGAACGATGCTTAGGTGGGGCGAACTTGTTTTTATACTTTGTTCCTAACCAAAACTATCTAGTAAACATTTGGGGCAAGTTTGCGCTGTCTGATGTTACAGAGTTTCAGGACATATCGCTAACTTATGATTTGTTTTACATAGAATATTTACGGTTTGCTCTCGCACAGTACATATGCTGTGAGTACGGCCAGACATTCCCAGATACATGCGCTGAAAAGCTCAAGCAGATTGTTAAAAAATTGAAGTCTGTAAGTCCCGCAGACGTGTCAATCACAAAGAGGTCTTTCTTTACAACCAACGCGACCTTCGATTGGCAGTTTGTGAACTTGTCCCAGGGATGGTGGCCTTTTTAGAAGTTATGATATGATTCGTTGAAATTCAACAACATATAAGGGTCTTAAATGGACGATGATTTAAAACACATGATAATTGGGTTTTTGGCGCTTGTAATAGCAATAGTATTGTTTTGTTTTTGTATTGGCGGATGTTATGCAAAGTACAATTTATGGTCATCTGCACTAAAAGGCGAAGCTGAATTAAAGCGTGCCGAGTGGAACCGGAAAATTGTAGTACGGGAAGCAGAAGCCAAAAAAGATGCTGCTATTATGCTCGCTGCCGCAGAAGTAGAACGCGCAAAAGGTGTGGCTCTGGCCAACAAAATAATTGGTGAAAGCCTCAAGGGCAATGAAGGGTATTTAAGATACTTGTGGATTGATTCATTGCAACATACCAATGACAAGGTAATATACATTCCAACAGAAGCCGGAATGCCAATTTTAGAAGCAGGAAAAAGGCAATAAAATGAACGGTAGTAGTGAGTTATATACCAGAGAACAACTGGACATAGAATTGATTAAGCAGAAAGACATAGAGATTGAAAAAACACTTGAGCGCATTGAGTCTACTCAGAAATGGATGTTAGGCTTGATGGGAACAGGTTTTTTTAGCCTATTGGGGCTTATGGCGCATGGGTTTAGGTGGATTGTTTAATTAAGTAGTTGAATTAACCAAGGACGGTTAAATGGCAGACGAAGGGACACGCGCTAGTCCTCTAGCGCCTATGAACTCACAAGGATTGTTTGAGATCCCAATCGACATAGTGGGAAGCAACACCTATGGCAGATATCCCAAAATAAACCAATCACAAACATTCAATATGATGATTAGTGATGGCTTTTTGGTTGACTATGCAGGGTTCATGTTCATCCAGCAAATAGCATCATCCGGTGAAGGCAGGGGCGACCATACCTCCACAGTATTTAACAGGCTTTATGCGGTTGTTGGTGCAGAAGTCGTCTACTTTAATGAAGCACTTGTTCCTCAATTTGTTGGAAACCTAACTACTACAACAGGAGAGGTCTTTATTGCCGAGAACACGGCCGGACAAGTGGCTTTCTCTGATGGCCTACATATTTATATTTATGACCAGAAAACTGCAATATTTAGCATAGCGCAAAGTGCCACACAATTGACGCCAACACAAACATTAATACCCTTAGATTTTAAACCAGGTTTCTTGTCATTTCAAAACACCTATTTTATTGTAGCATCATTAGGAACTCCAGAATGGAGGTTGTCACTTCCAAGCAATGGCCTTATATGGCCAACATTGCCACCATACATTGGACAACTAACAACAAAACCAGATACTGTTCAAGCCGTAGTACCAATGCCAGGACGTGGAAACATGACCTTTGTGATGGGGAACACAGTCGCCGAGCAATGGACGTTTACAGGTGGCGCATTGTTCCCATGGACACGCAACAACTCCATTAGCATAGACTATGGGTGTATCAACCCAAGTTCTATCGCATATCAAGGCAACTATATTGTATGGGTCGGGATAAGCGAGGAAGCGGGTCCCGTCATCATGTATACAACAGGCGCTGATATAACTGAAGTCTCAACCGACGGCATAGATTATCTCTTTTCAACGCTTAAGGCCCCAGAAGACTGTAGTGGTTTTTTGGTCAAACTCGATGGCCATCTTTTTTATCAGCTTACTTTTAAGACAGACAAACTTACTCTTGCATTAGACCTTACTAATAATAAGTTTTTCACGATTACAGATGAGAACGAAAATTATCATCCAGCAAGAAAGATAGTATTCTTTAACAATACTTATTATTTTGTAAGCTTTAATGATGGCAATCTTTATGCCTTTGGTACGCAATTTACCACTTACCAATATCAAAATATGTTTGGCGTAATACCGCGCGTTAGAATTTGCTCACCAATAAGGCTCCCTTCACAGCGTCCACTTATCTTCAGAAGCCTTGGCTTTACCATAGAACAAGGACAGCCCAATTTTGACAATACGACATTCCCCGAATACATGATTACAGAAATTACTGAAGTACGGATGCTTACAGAAGATGGCCTAAATGAGATGGTCACTGAAAATTCATTTAATAGTATGAGTGGTACTGTAACACGTAACATGGAAGTATTTTTGGCCATATCGCGTGATGGTGGAGAAACCTATGGGAACAGTGTATCGCTCAATATGAACTTGACCGGAAGACGCAAATCAAGGTTTATATTCCAGAGGTTGGGACGCGCGAACGACTTTACAGCCCGACTACAATTTGAAGGATTTAGCCGTTATGTTGTAGGCCCTGGTGAAGTCTTGGCCTATTTATAAGGAAATTTTATGCCAACCAACATCCCTGATTTGCCTGTTAGCCCGATGACAGACGAACAAGGAAATCCTACAGCCCCTGAATACCAGTTTAGACAGAACTTAGTGCAGTCATTGCAGTCGGTCACGAGTGATGAGGGCTTGGTGCCTCCAGCCCAGAATTCTGCTAATATATTGATTATACAAAATGGCACAAACCCTCAAGGTGAGTTTACCTGCCAGAGGGGAACATTGATTTATAATACAGACACAGACCAGTTGATGGTCTGTATATATGTGGCCGGAGTGCCAACATTTAAGAACGTGCTACATTCATAAGGAGCGTGAAATGTTACCAGCACTATTGTCCATGGCCCCAGGGCTTATGTCAGCCGCAGGAGGCTTGTTTGGTCTATTTGGAAACAAGAAACGCGCAAATGCGCCTATGAATGCGGCCAATCCTTATCTTAACAATATCCCAAGCCAGATGAATCCTTATTATCAGCCTTATATGAATGCTGGCAATGATGCGCTTACTAAAACAAAAAGTGAATATGATAAATTGATTGGCGATCCCAATGCCATGTATGACAAGTTTGCAGCAGGATATAAGGAGTCTCCAGGGTATAAATCTCGCCTAGAGGAAGCCATGCGCGAGATTACAAACGCACAAGCCGCAGGTGGCATGGCAGGATCTATGCAGCACCAACAGTACTCGGCTGATAAGGCCATGGATCTCCATAGCAAAGACTTTGAGGACTATTTAAACCACGTCATGGGTCTATATGGAGCAGGGTTAAGCGGGGAGCAAGGCATAGAAAACCAAGGATATGGTGCAAATACAGATTATGCAAATATGCTTGCAAACATTACAGGCCAAAAAGCAAACATGGCGTATGGTGCCAAGAACCAAGAAAATGAAAACAGCGCCAACTCCTGGAAAAACATCTTTGGAGGCGCAAGTTCGGCCTTGTCTGGATATGGCGACTATTCTAATCATCAAGACATCTTGAAACTCCTTGGAAACATGGGAGGTCACTAATGGCAATTCAATTTAATTTGCCTAATATTGTGGGTGATAATCCACTAAAGTCTTCTGTTCCTGATTATATGTCTGCCATTAAGCAAGGGATGGAGTTGGGATATATGCCACGCACACATCAAAATACTGAGTTTGGGAAAGAGCTTGCTAATAAGATAAATGAGGCGAAGGCAAAATATGCTATGCAACAAGAGGCGGCTACATTACAAGGAAAGCAAGGAGAGCTTTCTCTATTGCCATTAAGAAGGCAGATGTTACAGGCTCAATATGATGCGCAATTATCCAAGGCAAAACAAGCTAAATTTTATCAAGATATGATGAATGATTATTTTAGTGACAAAAGAAATAATGTTGGTTCTACTGTTGCAGAACCAAAGACAGAAGCACCAACTTCATTTGCAGAACAACTTTTAAGGAGCAATCCTAAAGAAGAATTTACACCTGGTGGACAAGGAATGTTTGCTCCTCAACCAGAACCATCACCACAACCTACTGGTCAACAATTGCCTTTTGGAATAAATAAAGATGATTTTATGAAGGCCATGTTTTATAAGCAAGCCGGACTGACACCTCCTACGAACAAGGAAGCAGCACTAACAGGAAGCGCTCGTGATGCGGAAAGTATGCTTAGATTAAAACAACAATACGGTGAAAATAGTACAGTAGTTAAACAAGCTGAAGCCATAGAAAAAGCCAAGTCCCAAAGACAAGAAGATTTATCAGATATTAGACACCGTCAACTAAATGGGTTAAAACCAGGCGACACAGAAATTAAAGATCCAAATACAGGTCAAACAATAGGATTTAAAAAACAGACTACCGAAAAGCAAAAAGAATCTGCTAAGAATATTTCGTTATTTAATTCATTATATCCTTTGGCTTTTAAAGGAGCCGCACCATTTTCAGGGCCAGGAGCTACTTTTAAGATGGAAGAGGCTGCAAGAAAATATAATACGGATAAAAAGTCAGCAAAAATGATTGATGATCTTTTGGTAGCAGATAAAGCATTAACAAATACAACTGTTTCAGAGGCCTCTAGGTTCCAAGCAGGAAGAACCAACCAGACCTACAATAGATATGCGGAATCTTTAAAGGCCGATGATGTTTCTGCAAGAATTAAAAAATGGATCAAAGAAGGCCTCGTTCCTGCGAGTGCTAACTTAAAAGCAGGCATGAGATGGCAACAAGAACTAAACAAAGCTGAAAAGAAAGCATTAAAAAGCATTCCTGCGACGCAAGATTATTACTTTGATCCTGATAAGCAATTTGAGCATGAACAGAATATGCATCATGGCAATGAATCTGAAGAGATCGAAGATGAAAAAATTATAAATGGAAAAACTTATGTTAAGGAAAATGGAAAATGGTACGAAAAGTAAAAAAGGAAGTTACCGATCCAGAACTACTAAATAAGTTAAATTCAGAAGTAACTGATCCAAACTTGCTTAGTCAGCTTGAAGGGATGCCAGCACCTGAAAAACAACAGGGTTTTTTTAAAAACGTTGCCGATTACGAAATGGGTCTTTTTCCTGGAATAGCACATGGTCTAAGCGATATAGGGGCAAATGTAGCTCAAGGCTTGCACTATCCATTTATCAAGGGATATGAAGCATGGACAGGGAAAAAAAGCGATTACAAAGTACCTAGAGCTGATTTTAATAGATATGCCCCTGAAAGCACCGCAGGACAATTTGGCAAGGATGTTGGAAACTTCATATCTCCATTTGCAATTCCAGTTGCCGGATCGGAAGCATTTGTAGCAAAAGGCGCTTCTCCTTCAATGCGAGCAGCACAAACGGTTGTTCCTGGTGGCATCATTGGGGGGCTTGAGGCAGACCCTGATAACTCTTTGCTAGGCACAACATTAGGTGCAGCAGGAAGTGCCATTCCCATGGCTATGAGGGGTGTCAAAGATGCCTATAACTGGATGACCAGGCCATCAGAATCTCTTAAGAACCTCAAGGAATATGAAACTAAACTATTGGAGTCTCTTAGCCGTATTACAGGCAAAGGCGAGCAATTTGAACAAAAAGCCACTGAAAAAGCAGGAGGTATTTTGCCTCAAGAGCATTTCGTGGACACTGCAAAAGCGTTGTCTGAAGCTTTTGGCGGCAGCAAGAAGAAATTGAATTCATATTTTGAAAAATCATATGGGGAATACGGACAAGGGAAAATAGGTCAAAAACCAATAAAAAATCCTTATGAATTACATGAACTTCATAATCAAATGTCTGATATAGCAGGTGTTCCGAGAAGCACCATTAAAGAGGCTGAAGGGATCAGTCCTAAGATAAAATTCTCAAATATATTGGATGAGGCTGGAAACCCATATGAAATAGAAGTGCCAGCCAAGAATTCAAAACTTCAAGATTATATTAGGTTCATGCGAGAAACACGCGATGCTTCAGGATTAGCATTTAAGAAAGCCAAAAGCCAAAACCTAACTCAAGGTGAGAAAGAAAGCCTTTTAGACACAGGAAGAAAGTTACAAAAAGTTTCTCAAGACGCAACTTCTAGGGTTGAAGGAACAATGACACCTGAAGAAGCAAAGAAGTTTGCTAAAATAAACAAGGTATATGAAACGGTTGGCGCTCCTATAAAATATAATCCAACCTTTGCTAAGGCTTGGAGATCAGATACAAAGCTAGGAAAAATATCTGACAGTTTCTACAGAGAGTTGCTACAACCTGAAAATGAAGCTGTAAGAAAATATTTGTTTGGATCTCAAGATTTCAAAAAAGCCTTACTTGGACATGTGACTGAAGGAAAGAAAAATCCTTTAACAGGTCAGGATTTTGATAAAAAAATTGCAAAAATAAATTCTCTTTTGCATGATAAGGTTACATCCGGCTTATTAAAAGCTGAAGAGAAACAAAAATTAGAACATATTGTTTATATGGCAAATAGATATAAAAATGCAATTGGTAGAATGAATAAGAAAACAACAAAAATAGGACGGGAACGAAAAAATTATGAAGAACAATTGTCAACAAGAACAAAGCTTGTTGGTGGCGCTGCTGCTGGTACTCTTGGAGCACAGGGATTAAAATATTTAATTGGGAAGATATTTACTGCACATAATGATTGATATATGGCTATAAATATAATATTCTTATGACAAACTAATTGGAGTTAACATGTTATTAATTTTGTCTGCAATATTTGGTGCCTATTGGGTGTATTTGCATTTGTCTAAATAGTATTTGTTGTTGTTTATAAATCCCGAACCTTCGGGATTTTTTTTGCCTTTAATTTAGCATCAACGTACAATCCATAAATAAAAATAAAGCCGAACATATGGGTTAGCGCCCGCTCGGCTTTCAGGTTGTTCCATCAAGAACGGGAAAAGTATATCAAATGAGCACCTACAAAACAACCAAGTCTTTAAATGGTCTTGTCTTTGAAATCGCATATAAACGTCTAAAACTTTCAGGAGTAGAAAGATCAGTATTTTATAAGCTTCTAGGTTTTCTTATTAGAAATGACAAGCCCTTTCCCTATTCAGCTATGAAGTTATCAGAAATAACTGGTTTTCATAGAACCACAGTTTTTGATGCATTGAATAAACTTGAAAAATATAGGCTGATTGAGCGTATAGGTCTTACATCAAATAGAAAATTTAAGCGCGGAAGAATATTGTCCAGAATTTTGACACTAGTAGGAAATAGAATAAAAAGAGAACAGTATAAAAGTTCGACACTAGTAGGCGTCCCCTATCAGAAATTGAACACTAGTAGGGGAGGGCTATATAAGAAAACATCTCTTTCTTTAAAACATAAAGAAGGGTCTTGTTCTTTTCCCCTAGAAACCCAACTCCAATACAACAATTACATACAAGACAAAAAAGCACTTAAGAGACTAAAACTATTGCCAGAAGATGATTTGATACTTCCCATCGAAGAATGGAGTTTGTCGGAAAGCTAATGTATAATTGAAACACTAAATATCAAGGATGATATTCGATATGGTATTGAACCAAGCCGTTATTATGCCACCTTTGCAGCAGCAGCTATGGGACAAGACCCTAAATGTTCCCCTGGCTGGCGGCTTTGTAAGTTTTTTTCATGATAATGCAAGAACAACCCCAAAAGATGTTTATGAACTGGTAGGCACAGGTCCTGGTAGTTATTCCTATGTAAACATAGGCTCTGTATTACAGCTTTCAGGCATTGGTACCTATATAGATTCCAGTGGCGGCAACATCCCTATTTATCTTTGGCCTTTTGCTGGCACCCCAAATGATCAACCACCATCTACAACTGCTGATAATTATTACATTACGGTCTATAGTAGTACAGGTGTGTTTCAATTTGATATTCCAAACTGGCCAGGAGTATCCGCAGAAGGCGGAGGTGGTGGAAACACAAGCACGTCTGACAACATCATCTCCAACGGTCAATTCGTAGACGTAGACTTCCCAACAACTGCCACATCTACAAATCCACAGACATTCAACATCGCAAGTGGCACAGTCACAACGGAGATTGCACCTGATTGGTCAGTAATCACAACAGGAACAGGAACCGTAAATGTCTGGCAAATCCCAATATCAGGAGCCACGAACAACATCGGAAATCCGGCATACGCGTTAGGCATAAGCACCACAGGATTCTCCCTTCCCATCCAGCTAACACAAAAGATACTAGCCCCAAGGATACTTGCAAGCACTCCAGTTTCAGCGACTTTCATTGCTCAAAGCAATGGTGCAAATGTGACATTGTCCATGACCTATACGCCGTCTATTACAGGCGCACCACAAACGCTAGCCTCGGGAACCGCAGTATCCGCAGACTATTCCGTAATCGCCAATGCAACGCCTATATCTATAACAAATCCAGGTGTAGGCAATGGCTTTGTGAATGTAAGCATCGTCATACCCAATGGTGTATCAGTAAATATTTCATGCGTGCAGCTAGCCGCAGCAATCAACAATACCATTGTTGGATATATCCAGGAAACGCCTGAGCGGGAAATTGATCATCTGTTTCATTACTTCCAGCCAAAGTTGAACTTTAAGCCTATTTCTAGTCTTTTGGTGGGGTGGGATTTTGCGATGAATCCAAAGCAAATTCATAATAGCGATCTTAGCCCAATAACCTCGTTTACTAATTCTCCGAAATATGTATGGGATCAAACAATATGCTGCAGTGTTGTAGGAACAGTAAATGTTGCACAATCAACTATAGGGGGCTTCCAGTTTGCTACGACCAACCCAAGTGAAGCAGTTTATATGCTTCAATATCTTTCTTCAAAACAAGCTTTGTTGACAGCATTAAGCAGACTATCTGTAAATCTATATGCCTTTGCTTCGACATCAAATGTGGTTGCACGGGTTTATTTGTTTTACGGAAATTTATCAAGCTCGATACCTACGCTTCCTACAAGCATTGGCACACTTGCCGCCAACGGGGTATTTACATTGACAGCGGCAAATTGGGCGCAAATAAACCAAGGCCTTGCATTTTCAAATCAAGTCACTCT